CAGGTCTTGCCCGCGTAACCATAGCGCGTGAAACCAGTTCAGGCCGCGCGGCGTCGAAATGAACAGCGCCCCGCCTTGCCGGTCGGATAGCGCCGGGCGCAGTGCTTCCGTCCACGCCTCGGCTTTCATGTAGGCGCATTCGTCCAGCACCACGAAGTCCAGCCCCTCGCCGCGCAGGCTTTGCGGATCATCGGCGCTTCTCACTTGCACCGTGCCGCCCGTCGGTAGCGTGATCATGCGCTCTGCCTGGTGCACGTCTGCGCCCGGCAGTTGCCGCGCCAGCAGTGTCACGCCGCGCCAGCCCACCGCCGCCAATTTGTACGACGGTGCAACCCACCATGCGCGCTTGCCGCGCAAGGCTGTTTCCAGGCACAGCGCTGTGCCCAGGCGCGTCTTGCCCCAACGTCTCCCGCAGGCAAGTACTTTGTAACGCGCCGGGCTGTCCTTGACGGCGCGCTGGCCAACATGCAGGTTGGGTAGCGTTACCTCAAGCGTCGGCATGATCATCCCCCCAGCCGAGCACGACCTTCAGCGTTTCTCCGCCGCTGGTAACGTCTTGCCTGGTCGGCGCATCCAGCCCCAAGAGCCGCGCGCGCCGCTCCATGATTTTTAGAGCGCGGTCAATAGAGGGCAGTTTGCCATCCACGGCCTCATTCCACACCGCGTTAAGCAAGCGGTCACAGCGCCGTACCTCGGCAGTGATGAGCTCGTCATAGTCATGCACTTGCTCTTTCTGCCAACGCGCGAACAGTATCTTGACGTCATTGGCGACCGTGCCGACGGACACATCCAATGCTTCGGCTATGTCGCGGTAATTCATGCCGCCGATCAAGTTGGCCGCTACCTTTTTGCGACGCAATTCGATCTCTGCGGCTCTACTCTTGCGGCTCATGTTCACCTGCGTTATGTTCACGCTCGAAGTTGTCAAGCCACTGTTCGGCGATGGCAATTATCCGCATAAAAGCGGTGGCAGTATTGAGTATATTTTGCGACTCTTTGAAGCGCAGCAGCACGTCAAAGAAACGCTCGAAATCAGCATAATGCCCTAGCAGCGTCGTCCGCTCAGAATCCCCCAAACGCTTCATTACACGCTTGATCTCGGCGATCTCTGGGAGCACAAACAGCAGGCGCAACTCCTCGATTCTGATTTTGTCCTCATCCACGCGCGCAATTTTGACAGGCTCAAAAGATTGCAGCAGCCCGTCATCCAGCCCCGAATACACGCGCAGGTCAATAGCCTTGATTTCATCCCACAGCGAACGGAGACGCGCGGGGTCGTCTTGCCCCACCAGGCTATTGTGCGACAATTGCACAGCGACGCGTTCTTGTTGGCTCATGTTCGCGTCGGTGTAAAGCGCGAGAATCAACTCGACGCCCGCGTCACGGGCAGCCATAATGCGGTGATTACCAGACAAACACACAAAAGAGCCGTCCGCGTCACGCCACAGGAACGGCAGGGAGGAGAGATTGGTGTCACGCTTGATGTTGTCAAGTAGTCGGTCATAGACCTTCTTGGTCATATAACGCGCGTTGTGCTCCTGGTCTAGCAGGCGGACATCCTGTGGGGACACTACTGCCAGCTTGTAGGGCGTAATGTCGCCCAGTGCATCGTTCAGGGCACTTAGCGCCGCTTCGAGCCGTGGCTTGTCAGCCATTGCAGATAGGTCTCCTTCCACGATAGCGCGTTGAAATTGGCGACGTAATTGAGAAACTTCTTGCCGTCCTTTTCGCCGCGCTTCTCCAACTGCATCACGCCCCGGTATTTCATGGAAACCGCGCGCTCGGTAAAAGCGGTAGTCCGCACCGCGACCACGGGAAACTCCTTCAGTCGCCGCAGCAGATTGCCAGTTTGGCCAGAGATCGCCAGTTGCACTATGAGGCGTGAGAGCCGCTGGTATTGCGTGCCGGGCACGCAAAAGTCCGCCATCATATACACCTGATCCCGCGCCGTCGTATACGAAAATTCCAAGAAGCCAATGATGAGCGCATCGGCCATGACTGCGAAGGCCCACATGCC